CGAGCCCGGCGACCAGCCGGTTGCGGGCCAGGAACCGGAACCGCGCCGGCACCGTCCCGGGCGGATACTCGCTGACCACCGCCCCGTGCTCGGCGATCTGCCGCAGCAACCCGGTGTGCGCCGCCGGATACGCCCGGTCCACCCCGCACGCGAGCACCGCCATGGTCGCGCCGCCGACCCCCAGCGCCGCCCGATGCGCCGCGGCATCGACCCGAAGGCCGCCCCCGACAGCACCGCCCACCCGTCCATCGCCAGGTCCCCGGCGATCTCCGCGGTCCACGTTCTCCCCGTAGCCGCTCGCCGCACGCGTGCCGACCACGGCGACGGACCGCTCGACCAGCTCGTCGATGCGCCGCCGACCCACCACCCACAACGCCACCGGCGCCGCGTCGGTGTCCGCGCCGTCGAGCCCGTCGAACGCCAGCAACTGCCACGCCGGCCACTCCGCGTCGTCCGGCGTCACCAACCGTCCACCCAGCCGCGCGACGAGTTCCAGATCCTGCGCCGCCGTGTCGAGATGGGCACGTGCGGCGGTGCGCCGGCGTAACGCGCCGCCGATCGAGCCGTCGCGCACGGCCGCGGCGACCGCCTCCGGGCCGTCAGCCTCGATCGCAGCATTCAGCATCCGCGACGCCCCCTGGGCGACCGTCGACAGATACGCCCACGCCAGCCGGCGCGCCTCCGCCGCGCTCACGCCGTCCCCCGATCCCGGAAATCCAGCGCCGCCGCCACCTGCACCTCACCCGGTGCGTCCAGTTCGGCCAGGTCCGCCAACGTCCAGGCGACACCCTGCGTCCCTGCGAGGCGTAGCTAACGACAAACGGCCCCGGTCGGTGCTACCAACACCGGCTCGGAGCCTCCGGCCACAACGGAAGCGACCCGTCATGAACCGTTCCCGCAGTGTATCCACAGCCAGGCTCACGGCACTAGCCGTTCTCGGCTTCGCCCTGGTCTACGGCCTGCCCCTCGGCGTGCTGGACGCCGCTGTGACCCTCGGGTGGCACGCATGAGCGCCCCCGACCCCTTGCTGAGCGTCCACGCCGCTGCCCAGTACCTCGACGCCACCATTGCCGAGGTCATGGACGCCGCGACACTCACACTCGGTGAAGCACAAGACGCGGCGATTGCCGCCGGACTCGACCCGCACACGGATTATCTGCGCGTGCCGCTCGTCCCCGAGGGTGCCCTCGACGAGATCGGCCGTCGTATCGCCGCTGAGCGCGGCGAGCTGGCAGCACTGGACGACGCCGCCCGACCGTGACGTGTTGCGCCTGACCGGTCTCGCACCGGTCCGTGCGTTGCACGCCACGTTCCGTGGCCGCTGCACGTCGCTCCCGCTGACTACCGACGCTAACCGAGTCAGTCCGTGATCTATCCCTAGTCCCGGTGAACGGCACCGGGCACCCGACCGCACGGGAGTGCACACCTCCGGCCGGGTCCAGCACAGCCGCGTGTCCCCGAGGACATGCGGCCAGACGTGTTGGCCGAGACGGTATATCGGGGCATGGTTACCGGGCGACCTTGGGGGAGGGGACAACGACACCGGCACCCGTAGGGTGCTCCGCTCGGTTGAGATCAGCACGGGCGTAGCCCGTTCCGCTCCGCTCGTGATCGCAGCCCCGTGCCGGGCAGGTCCATCTGAGTAGAGTTATCACCGGTGATCGTCGCGGCCACAGGGTCATTGGAAAACGGCCCCACTGCCCCAACGGCTGCGATGCGAATACCGGCACCACCGGTCAACGAACTACTGACCGAATGCCCGACGTCTCAGACCGCCGGGTGTGCCGGATCGCCACAGGGGCTCACGGCCCCGCAGCTCGGCCCCGGTAGTTGGTCCCCCTCAAGTCGGGCTACCGGGGCCGAGCTGTGTCTACAGCAAATCAGCGCGGCGGACGGTTCGGGTACTCGTTATCGAGCGCGTCGGCCACCCGATACAGGTAGCGTGCGAGGCTGCGCGCGTTCTGCGGCGTGAGGTCAACCGACAGTTCGTGACGTTCCCCGACGTAGAGTTCCACGTCGTTCTGCTCGCCCTGCTCGGATCTCCCCGCCCATGCGGGGCGACCATCGGTGGTCTCGGTTCACCGGGCAGTCGGCGATGCTCGTCGTTCTTCGGGTCCAGCATTTCGCGCAGTCGCATAGCCGCTGAGATTCCGTCGTTGCGCTCGTCGGGATGAGCACCTGGATTGTCCATCTGCTCGAGGGTGTCCGCGATCGCGACGAGGTACGTCTGAGCGCTCCTAGCAAGCTCTTCGAGACCGGCCCGTCGACTCTCGGCGTCCGTCTTGCGCCGCAGAGCTTTCAAATCTTCCCCGTTGGCCTCGAACTTGCCAACGAGCCATTTGATGTTGTCGTCGTAATCCCCTGTGTCAGTCACAGCGTGATTCTGGCACCTCCGACCGACACCTGAACGCCCCTCCCCCATTGACCACGGCGCCCCCGTTGACCAACCGCCAGCGTCCCTAGCAGTAACGGCCGTCCGCCGGCCTTGACCCCCGGCCATCCGCAAGCCTCTGACCTGCGCAAATGCTGGGGTGGGGGGCACGGACAGCTTCCCCGACGGTTGCTACTGCCCTTTTACGTACGGACGCTCGACAGCCCGGGTACCCCGACCTGGGCAAACGCCGCGTGCCCCGCATACGGCAGGTCAGCCGGGCCAACCCCGCCCGATAGGCTGACCGTCGTCGGGATCGAAACAGGGCGGCCCCGGCACGGCCCGGCACGGCCAAACGGCAACGACCCCGGCACCTTGCGGTGTCGGGGTCGTTGTCTGTGCGGGTCAGCTCACCGGAACCACTGGTCACCGGTGTCGGCGTCACGCTCGGCGCCACCCTCGGTGCCGTAACCGATCTCGGTCAGCGGCACGACGACCGGCGCGGACGCCAGCACGTCGGCCATGGACGCGTCCGCCTCGATCAGCTGCAACCAGTGATCGCGGCGGGACGGCGGCAGCTTGCCCTCACGGATCGCGGTGTCGACGTGTCCCTCGACGACGGCCCGTGCTGCCGCTGCGGCGATCGTGCGACCTTCCTCGGCGGCAGCCTCGAGGGCGGCCAGCTGATCGGCGTCGATCAGCGTGAGCCCCTTACCGGCAGCCTTGGCGGCGATCGCGGTCTCGGCGGTGGCCAAGTCGGTGATCGCTGCGAGGATGACCTCGACGTCGGTCGTATCGGCCGGCAACCCCAACGCAGCGACGAGCGCGGCGATCTGTTCCTCGGTGAATTCGAGCATGTGTCAGCCCTCCTACGGGGTAGCCAGCGCGGTCAGACGCTTGGCGGCGTACGGCTTCTCGACAGCGAACGCGGGCACCGCGTAGGACTGCACCCACTGGGAACGGGTGGACCGCTCGTCGTAGACCTCGGTCGTCAGCGGCACCTCGAAACCGACGGACCCGACGGCCCCGGCCTCGAGGACGTACGCGGCGCCCGGGGTCAGTCGAGCGTTGCTGACCATCGTCAGACCGAACGAACCGAGCACGTCGCCCAGATCCTTGCCGTACGCGGTGCGCAGCACCCGGGCCTCGGCCGGGGCGACGAGCAGCGTATCCGGGGTGACACCGAGGGCGTCGTCCTCGAATGCCTCGAGCGCCTGGGCGAGGGTGGCCGTGGGCCGGTCTGCCGGGGCCGACGGGGTGGCGCCGTCGGGAATGAAGGCATCCCACGCGGCCGTGGACGCAATGTCCTCGACACCGGCACCGGCAATCGCGGTCATGGCCGCGGCGTCGATCTTCGCCACAATGGTATTGGCCAGCTGGGTGACCTGCTGATCGACGTAACTGACGTCCGACCTCAGCCGCTGTTCGTCGAGCACCTGGAACCGGCCGCCGAAATCCTCGACGGTGGCGAGCTTCTGCTCCGGGTCGACACCGTTGACCACGGCGTATTCTGCTCCGGGACTACGCTTTTCGACCCCGGTGGCGTACAGGTCACTGGCCTTGGCGACCGAGTAGAGAATGCCGCCACCGTCGACGGGCTGACCGAGCGAGGTGAAGAAACGCGGCATGAGCAGCTGAGCGTCAGCGAGGCGCGCAATGCGATCGCGAATCAGGGTGGGGTTCTTAAGCGCCGTGTCGACGCTGAGCACCCGGCCGTTGAGCTGGGGAATGAGGCTGTTGACCATGGGTCATATCTCCTAGACGTAGAGGTGGATCTCGGCGAGCGCCCCGGACGCGGCGCCGGTCAGGGCGTAGCCGACGGCGGTGCCTGCGGCCTTGGTGACGGCCTTACCGGCGGCCCCGATCTCGACCTCTGCGCCAGCTGCGACAGCGCCGGCGGTGGTCACCCGGACGACCCCGGCGCGGTGGACGTTGACGAGTTCACCGGCGGCAGCGTCGTGCGCGGCGACACCGAACGCCCGGCCCGCAGCGGTGGCGGTGGCCACGGCGACGTTGCCCCCGGCGGTGCGGTTGCCGCTGATCGCCACGAAGGTCGATTCGACGACCGGCGCGGTGGCCTCGGCGGCGACGTGTGCCCCCGGCGCGTAAACCTGGATGTTCTTCACGGGCTGTTACCCCTCTCGTTGTTGCGCGCCGGGTGCGGCGTGCATTGGCCAGCGCCACGGCAAGGGCCGTGGGCTGTGACTGTGTTGCGGGTACGCGTATGGCGATCGCCTTGGCGGCCACCCCGAAGTGGGCCGGAATGTCGGCCAGCGTCGAAATGCCGGGGTTGGTGACCCCGAGCAGGGCGCAGGCGGTCAGGACGAACGGGTAGCGGGTGCCGTCGGCCGCCTCGACGTCGTGGACGCCCTCGACGCTGCGGGACGGGTAGGCGCTGGCCAGCACGTCGGCCAACCACTGCGGCATCCCGACGTAATCCCCGACGAGCGTCGTGCCGTCAGCGGTGACCCGCAGATTGTCGACGTAGCCCACGGCGGGCTCACCGTCGAACCGAGGATCGTCGTGGCCGAGCTTGAGCGGTGGCCGTCGCAGCACCCCGGCGGCAGCGGCAGCGACGGCCGACTCGAGCATTTCCGTCGTCACGGTCCACGTGCCGGTGGAAATCTCGTGCGTCCCGACCTTGATCAGCTCGACCCCGGTGACGGTGGCCAGTGCGCTAGGCATCGGCCACCGTCCCGGCGGTGTCAGCGGCGCAGCCCTCGGGCCCGCTCGGCTGCGATCCGTTCAACGTCGAGCAGGCTGAAAACCCACCGGCCGCCGGCGCGGCGTGCTGCGATCCGTTTGCGGCGAGCAAGGTCCCTGACCCCGCCCGGTGTGATGCCGAGGACGGCCGCTGCCTGTGCCGTGTCGATGAGCGCATGAATGTCAGATTGGTCGGAAATGTCCTGTCCACCAACCGGACTGACGTTTCGACTGACGTTTGCCGCCCGGCCGCTGACACGGGCGCCAGCGGTGGCCAGATCGTCCCGCAGCGTCATGACCTTCGGACTGAGCGCCCGGCCGTTGCCGGTCTGCCGGACCATGGCCCCGAGTTCGTCGATCAGCCGGACGAGTAGCGCCGCGTCGGCCGCCTCGAGCTGCACCGTCGACACGGCACGGGCGGCCACTACTTGCCACCGGCCAGGATCGACGTAGCCAGCTGCGTGCCGTCGGTATGTTCCCCGGCCACGGCCCGGCTGACGAGGCGGGCGTACGCGGCGGGGCTGTCACTGTCGGCGATCACCTCGAGCAGCGCCCGGACGAGGTCCCCGGCCGTGCCGCCGGTGGACGCCGCGGCGATCCGGCGCTCGATCAGCCGGTCGAAATCGGCAACGTCCTCGGCGGTGTCGGCGGTGCGGCGGCCGTGGTGCAGATTGAGCAGCGTCGCAGCTGCCTGCCGGGCGTCTGTGCCGATCATCGGGTCACCGCCTCGGCGGCGACGAGACGGACCACTCGGCTGTGGCCTATCTGCACGTGCTCAGCCACGCCGCTGCGCAGTAAATCGTCCACGGCGCGGTGGAGGGCTTCCCCGGCGTCACGGTCACGGCCGGTGGCAGACCGAACGCGGCGGCTCAGCTCGGCCAGCGTGACGCCGGCGGCGTAGGTCTCGAGCAGTTCGGTTGCCCAACGGCGCGGGAGGTCGTTGTCGAAACAGATGGTCGGATAGGTCAGCTGATCGTGCATGGTTGTGTTCCTCCGGTTGTCGGCCTGGGCAGGGCTAGCGGCCGGGGGAAATGGATTGGTGGGTCAGCGCTTGGTGTGCGGGCGGGCTTTCCTCATGCGGAGGACCCGGCCCTCGTCGACTACGACGTGGTGACGTTCGATCATCGCGCCGAGGCTGTCCGCCACATCGGCGACGTCCTCGAGAGACTGCCGAGCGGCGTGCGCCAGCGCCAGGAACTCGGCCAGCGGCAGGCCGGCGGGGAACTGGCAACCGAGGGTGCGGGCGATCCACCGGCCCGCGGCGAACCCGTCGAACTGGATCAAATACTGTTCGGTGACCGCGACGTGGTGCGAGACGGTCGCGGTCCTGGCCTCGATCTCCGGGGCGGTGGTGTAGGCGCTGTCAATGCTCACGGTCTAGGATCTCCTGTGTCAGTTGATATTTGCGAGTGCTGACGGTGTGGCGAACGGCTGTGTCGGGCCGGGATTCCCGTACGGGTTGGTCTCCCCCGAGTCGTTGCGGAGTTGGTGTGTCGTGGGCTTCCCCGGACCGCCGACGGTGCGGGTGATCCGTTTGCGGGCGGCCAATGCGTCGAGTGCGTTCGACACGTCGGCGTCTTGAAACGGAACCTTGGCCTTACGCAGCTCGGCGCGGATCTGCGATACCGAGATCCCGGGGTTCTGTCGGATTACGTCGGTGATCGGTGCCTCGAGCTCGTGCACCTTGGCGACGTTGCGCTGTGCCTTACGGCCACCGGTCCCGGCCAACGTCAGCCGCCGGGTGGCAGGGTCGTACTCGAGCATGTCCTCGTCGATATCGACGTCCCGGCCCTTGGCTCGGAAATACCGCTGATCTTTGTCGTCCGCGGTGAGGTTGGCGAACGCGTCGCCCCAGTCCTCGAGGGCCGACGAACCGCGGGTGCGCTCCCCGTCCCAACCGGCGTGAACGGCGAGGACGAGATCACGAGCGCCCACCTCGGCCCGGACGAACTGATCGAGGTCGACCAGGAACGCGGTGACCTCTCCGGCGTCGTTCTGGCTCGTGCCGGTGTACGCCCGTCCGAACGGGTCCACGATCACAGACTCGACGCCGTAGGCGTGCATACGGCGCGCCAGCTCGGCCCGGTCCTCCGGGTGCGCCAGCGGGTTGCGCCGGCCCCGGAGATTGACCGTGTAGAGCCGGTTCGGGTCGATTCCGGTATCGGCGGCCCACCGAGCAAGCTGAGCGGCGTTGACCTCGTAATTGAGGAACGCGACGCGCCCCTCGACCGGGATCGTGGCGAACTGTCCGAGGAACGGCTCACCGGTCAGCAGCGACCGGGCGATGTTGAGCAGCAGCGTCGTTTTGCCCGCCTTGCGCTGTGCGATCACGAGCAGCGACGCGTCCCACGGCATGACGCCCTCGATCCGGTCCGGCGGCAGCGGCGGACGGGCGAGAATGTCCCCGAGCAACCCGTCGTCGAACGGCGGTGCCGGATCGGCTGCGGCACGCTCGAGCCGAAAACGCTCGTCGGCCTCGTGGTTGGCGCGCTTCTTGGCCAGCCCGGCGAGCACCAGACGTTCGTGCGAGGCAGCGAGGCGGGCCGCCACGGCCTCCGGTGAGTTGCGCCGCTCACGTTCGATCTCGGCTGCCTTTTCCTGCGCGACCTTTTCAGCCAATAGGGGCACGGCTGCGATTCGGGCGGCACGCTCGACCATGCACCGGACGATCGGGTGCGACGGTGGCAACCGGGCAATGTCCTCGGCGGTGAGGCTGTCCTCGGCGGCATCGGCGATTCCGTCGACGTTGAACTGTGGCAATTCCTCGACGTCGATCGTGCCCTCGTACGCGGCCACGTGATCCGGGTCGATTGTGAGCCGATCCCACCACTTTTCAGCTTCCGATTCCGCGATGTACGGATTACTATTCACGGGGATCCCAACGATTCTCTTGACGCCGCCGGCCTGCACGCTGGCGGCGTCGCTTTTGTATGGGGGGCGTCGTCAGCGGTCGCCACGGAGGACCGTCGAAAGCCGGTCGATCTGCGCGGCGGTCAGCGGCGGGGCTGCGGCGATCAGCGACTCGATATGGTCGTCGATCTGATCGGCGCCGGTGGTCACGCGGCACCGCCGGAACGAAGCAGGGCAATCACGGCCTCGACGTCCTCGGCGGTGAGCTGCACGGCGGTCGCTGCCTGACGATCGTTGATCACGTCCTCGAGCCGCTGCATTTTCAGCGCACGTCGGGCGGCGAGCAATTCGGCGTCGTCGGCCGGGCGGCTACGGGTGAGGGCTGCAACGCGGCCGTGGAGGCGGCGACGTTCAGCCGACAGCGGGTCGTTTGCGTTGTACGCCATGGCGGTGTCCTCCGAATATCGGTAGCCCGTCGATGAGCTACTGGACAAACGGTATCGAGCCCCCTTGGCCGAGAATCGGCCGAAATAGACTGTGCGGCAACGGTTCCTAACGGTCAGCTAACCACCCTTAACGGCCCGCTAGGGACCGATGGACAGCCACCTGGGAGAACGCCAAATACTGTGATCTGTGACACATTTCGACGCAGCCGACAACCCCCGGACACCGCTGTGTGCCCCGTAGCGGCGTTGGAATCGGTCGACCCGCACAGCTCCCCGGAATCGGGCGTTCGCGTCTGTGCGTTGGGCACAGCCCCGAAAACGGCGGATACCGCTGCCGCGACGGTGACCGTCGAACGGTTCCACGTCTCACACAGCCGCTCCCCCACAGCTGCGCGCGACCGGAGGGAGTGAGCGCAGCTGTGGGTCAGGGATCGACGGTCGACACAGCTCCCGACCCATGCCAATTTCGACGGACGGTGAACCCCCGCCAACCGACCCCCAACCCCTGCCAACCCCTTATAGGGGGGTTGGCATGGGTGGTTGGACCCATGCCTGGCACGGGTCTGGCATGGGTCTGGCATGGGTCGCTACCTGCGGTTTCTTTGGCACGGGTACCCATGCCGGCATGGGTCGGCCGAAATCGGCCCTTGGAATGGGTCGAAAACGGCCCCCGATCGACCTGTCAGGCAGCCGTGTCGACGGGCCATGTCAGCCCTCGGTCCGCCACCGGATCTCGACGGTTTCGGGGCGGAACGTGCGGACGCCGCGGCCGGGCGGATGAATGACGACGTCGGCGAGAACGTCGATCACGGCACGCTTACGTGCGTTGCTCAGACCGGCCCACGCCGCTTCGACGTCATCGGACTGGACGAGCGGTGCGATCAGATCGACCGACCCGGCGGCCGTGATCTCGTCCTCGATCTCGGCCAACCGGGCCCGTGCTCGTTCCGTGGCGGTGAGGAACTGCGACCGGGTCATGAGGGCGGCGCCGTAGTCGGCCGCAACGTCGTCGAGGCGGCGGCGCAACACGTCCGCCTCGTTGCGCAACGGCGTCACGTCGGCCTCGACCGTCGGGGAGAACACGGCCAGGGCGTCGGGCATGGACAACCGGCGGACGATCACGCGCCCGACGAAATCCTCGATCGGTTCCGCAATCCGCTGCATGTGGTTGTGAGCCGAGCAGCGATAGGACCGGACCGTTCGACGGGCCCCGCCCGCGTGCACCGTCGTCCCGTCGTCGCAGACACCGCACAGCCCGATACCGGTCAGCAACGCCTTGGCGCCCCGGGTGCCGGTCCGGCGGCTCGGATCGGTGAGCAGTGCGACCACGGCCCGGTACGTTTCCTCGGGCACGAGCGCCGGCCATTCGGCCGTGCCGACGACGTACGCCAACGGATCTTTGCGATAGGACTCGTGCGATCCCTCGGGGCGGTGGCGGCGCAATCCGGCGTTGCGCGCGTTGAGCAGCACGTCACGGACAGAGGAACGCTCCCACGCTCCCCCGGCCTGCGTCGTGGTGAACCCGGCGGCGTTCCAGGCTCGTGCAATGTCTGTCAGTGGCTCACCGGCCAGCACAGCCGCGTAACCGGCGCGCACCGCTGCCGCCTCGTCGGGGCGGATCGTGACGCCGTCGGACTCGTAACCGAACGCCCGACGGCCACCGACCCACCGTCCCTGTGCCGCTGCCTGCGCCATGGCCGATTTCTGACGGGCGCTCTTGCGCTCGACCTCACCCTGACCGACCGAGGCGAGGATCCGCGCGACGAGGCGGCCACCGTCGGTGGACGTGTCGACCCCGTCGGCGGCCGTGACGATCGTCGTGCCGTGCGGGGCGCAGCGTTCGAGCACGTGCTCGAGCTCGGACAGTCGGCGCAGCAACCGGTCCACGTGCCGGGACACGATCACGTCGATTTCGCCACGGTCGACCGCGTCCATCATGGCGTCGAACGCCGGGCGGGGCTTGCGGCTCGTGGCGCTCGTGTCGTTGTCGACGTATTCCTCGGCGACGGTCCACCCCCGTGCCTCGACGAGCCGTGTCACGTCGTCCCTCTGGCGACTGATCCCGTACTCGTTACCGTCCCGGTCCTGCGACTGTCTCAGGTAGGCGACGACACGGGGCATCTCACGGGTTGCGTTCTGGTTCACGTCCGCTATTGTATGGCCCTAGTTACGCGCAACGCCCGATCGGCCCCACGGGCGGTGATCGCCCCCTTCCGCAGCGCCCATTCGACCGGCTTGAGCGCCGCGGCGGGCAGGCGGAACTTCTGCCGGAGTGCAGGGCCGGGCACCTCGGCGTTGGTGCTCCATCCGTGCGCGCCCCACCGGTCCGCCGCCGCGGCCCGGGCGCGGG